GTAAGGTTGTTTTCAGCTCCACTTTACTTTGTCCGCCCAATATGCGGCAGATGTCTTCCCCTTCGCGATATTTTTTGCGTGGCGTGCCTTGAACGACGCACGCTTAGCTTTGTCAGCAGCACTCTCACCTTTGCGCGGACGTTTCGTTTTAGCGCCTTGCTGCCCAAAGCGAATGAGCTTCGCTTTATCGCCGTCTTTAACGACGACAGCGTGAGACTTGCCGCTCGGATGGTTCGGCGTGCGGATGGGCTTATCAAAGCCCGCAAACGTATGGCCACCTCGTTTGATGCTCATTTGCCTTTCTTGCTCATAGCCAAGCGGTGCGCCTTTGTGAAGCTCATGCCCTCACGCATCTTGCGCTTCATAAAGTCCATGTGCGCCTTGGTGTGCCCATGCGCCTCTTGGTGCCGCTTTAAGGCATTTTTCTGGCGGGTCGTAAGTTTCATTTCTTCTTACCTTTCTTCAGCAGATCAGCATCAGCCTTCCGCGCCCCACCCTTGCCAGAGATAAAGCTATTGACCCGGCCCATCGCCCACGCAGCCATCGGCACATTGCGCGATCCGCTCGATAGATAAGCACCTTGCCCACGGCGATAAACAGCAGCCAGCTGCCCATACGTGAACCGAGACTTATCGGCCTTTTTTTTGAGCGCGGCCTTTGTTGCCTCGCTTAGAGGTTTTCTTTTTGGTGCCACCTTGCTTGGTCCTCGAAGCGGAAACAGCTTTGATGTCGATGAACTCCCCAGCTTTGTAAGCCTCGGCAGTTCGCTTGATTTCGCGGGCCTTGGCAGAGCGGTTCTTAGAGCCGTAAGTGCCAGGGCCTTTAGGCATCAGTCAGCCTCCGAAGGTGCTTCCTTTTTAGCGGACTTTTTCTTGGCCGTCGCCTTGGGCTTGACCTCAGCGCCCGACGCCTTGAATTGATACTTAGCTGGAAGAGCCATTGGGATAACGGCGTTTTAACTGTGCCAACGTTAGCTCTGACCCGTCTTCGCTTACAAATTTGCGGATTGCGTCAGTCGGACCATACTTTCGAGCCAGTCGATTGAAGTAGGAGACCTTCTCCGGACCAAGGACATCAACCTTTACTTCCTTGCTTTGGTTGTGCAACCACTGACCGTAAGTTTGATCTTCCGGCACCATTCCGCCCTGTGCTGCACGTTTCCCTGGGGCTGGCGGCGTGAATCCCTCATAGTCAATGACTGGCACAGTGGTTGACCTGCAGTTGAAATGCTGCGGCGGCTTTGGGCCTTTGCCGTACTCAAATTCCTGCCCATCTAAAGCGCGGCAGATCGGCGAGGTCTTGCTGTCCAGCGTTGAAACGTACTGATAGCGCGGGGTCACATCTTGGTTCGCCTCATAGACCTGCTGGCTGGCCTCATTTGCAACTTGATTGACGCTGGTACGCACAAGCGCCATCACCTGACGATTGGCCATCGACGTTGATTCACCGCCTGCTTGCGCCATCTGTCGCACACTGCCCCGCTGACCAAACCGCAAACGACCCTTGAGGCGGCGTGCAATCTTGTCAGTCGATTCACCAATCAGCAACCCGTTGCGCACAGTCTTGGCAAACAGATCGGCCTGAGACTCCGCCAAACCACGGAAAGACTTTTCAAGCACCTTGCCGTTCGGCAGCGTGATCGTGGTGCCTTGTGCAGCAGTCAGGCTGAACGTTTGAGGCGCACCCGTGACAGCCGCCTGCAGATCATCACTCAGGCTGACGACATTAATTGCTGTCGGGTCAACCGTCGCAACAGATTGCGCAAACTGCGGGCTGATCTGCACACTGCGGATCTGATCACGCAGCTCAATAGGCAAAGCCCTGCGCAGCTCTTCAGTCACGAACTCAGACTGCAGAACAGTCAAGCCCTGCAGCTCCTCAATAGCGATGGCAGTGCTGGATCCTGCCCAGCCTTCAAGCGACTCTTTCAGCTGTCGCAAAATGGCAGATAAACGAGCAGACCTGGCAGACGCCGCAACAGAACTGCCCCTGCGAAGCCGTGGCTCTAAAGCCTCAGTTGGCGCAATCTCATCCAACTCACGGAGCTGCGCTACGGCTTCAAGGATCAGATCGTTATATGCCAGCGCAATGCGCCGAGCCACGCCATTGCTGAACCTGTTCAGATCGACAGCGTTACGGTAAAGCGCAGCAGGCGTGCTCATGTCGGCTCGATCCCAAGTTCTTCAGCCGTAGCAATCGACAGGGCCGACACATCTGCACCCATCCGCAATGCTTCACCCACGATGCCCGTGAACTCAGCGATCACTGCGTCATCGTAAGTGTGAATATGCGACTCAGTAACGGCGCAGATCTTGCCCTGCTGAAACCACGTCGTTCTGATAACCGCAAAGTATTCATTGGCCAGCTCTTCCTGAGCGAAGAACAACAGCTGCTTTCTAGGCGGG